CCTACTGTGCTGTTACCAGCGGCTGAACCTTCAGACGACGCCAAAGTAGCCGCACCGCCCGCGCTAACAGCACATCCTGAGTAGGTATATTTATTGCGGGTGGTGGAGTTACTTGGCCCACACCCCAACGCAAAAATGCCAAACGTCCCATCCGGCACCGCAGGCGTAACGCTGTTACTAAACGCGCTGATTGAAGACGGGCCGTAGGTGTTCAGGGCAAACACGCCGAACGTATACGGAGTGCCATTGCTCAGCCCAGACACAGTGATCGGGGAGCCTGCCGCCGCGCCAGCAAACCCATCAGGATTGCTCCGCGCCGTGTAGCCGGTGATTGCTGATCCACCCACACAGGTAGGAGCCGTAAACGCCACGGTCGCGGAGGCATTACCGCCCGTAGCCGTGCCAATCGTCGGCGCGTTCGGAGCCTGAAGCGGGTTGAACCCTACGCCGAGGACGCCGCCCTGATAGCGCTGCGACATGTTACGAGATGTCTTCCCAAGAGCAGGTCACGATGAGGTCGTTTGCCGTACCTGCCGTGGCGCCAATGCTCTCGTTCTCCTTGAGGTAGATCGACGTGGTCTTGTCAATGACGATCAGTGAGGCGTCAGCCGGCACCGAGACGGTCGAGGCAATGGCAAATGCCGAACCGCCCAGAGCCGCCGCACTGTACTTGTTGATCGTGATGTCGCAGGCGTTGGTGCCGTCCACATTCGAGACGATGAGCGTGTTGATCTTCAGCACCTTGCCGCTCGACGCGGCGTTGCTCACGATGGACGTGGCGCTGGTCGAGGTTAGCGAGGTGCTGCTGTTGTCGCCGAGGATACTCGTGACGTTGACAATATTCGGGTTGGCCATGACCTACTTCCTCACAGTCCGAAGATGAGGGCGAAGGCGATGGCCTGCCCCTTGGTTGCGCCAGCGGCGGGCGTGGAGAAAGTTAAGGTGCCGCTACCGTTCGTGGAAATGACCTGACCAGCAGTGCCGTCCGTAATCGGATACAGCAGGCCGGCCGGGTTGTTCATGATCCGCTTGACGGTGCCCGCCGAGTTCTCGGCAAAGAGCGCCACGTCAGCCGTGTTGATCGCCAATTCGCCCGCCGCAAGGTTAGCGGCAAGCGGCACCGCGCTTGCCGTGGACGAGCGATAGAGCTGGATCGGCGTAAAGTTTGTGGCCGCCACTAGAAGGTTCCTCCGTCAATACCACCGAACGCGGGCGCTGACGCCCCGGTAGATACCAGAACTTGGCCGGCAGTGCCAGCACTCGTGAAATTGTAAGCCGTACCCGTGCCGAAGGCAACGCCACCGGCAGTCGGGGCGTTCGTGCCGTTCGTGCCGCCATTGGCAATGGCCAGCGTCCCGGCCATCGTGATCGTGCCCGCAGCCGTCACCGGGCCGCCGCTGAACGTCAAGCCTGTGGTGCCACCGCTAACATCCACCGAGGTGACAGTGCCGCCGCCAGAGGCCGAGACAGTGAAGCTGGGGTATGTCCCGGTGACGCTGATGTTCGTGCCGCCGGTGATGCTCACCACCTGATCGGGCGCGCTGTTCGTGACAGTGATTGAGCCAGAGCCGTTTGTGATGCTGATGGCCGTGCCCGCCGTCAACGTCGCCTTGGTCAGCGTGTTGCCGGTGGTATTGCCGATCAGCAACTCGCCGTTGGTGAACGTCGTCTGCCCCGTGCCGCCCGAGACAACAGGCAGCGTGCCGGTCGTCAAAGCACTGGTGGACGTGGCGAACACCGCACCGTTCGTCGTGAAGCTCGTCAGGCCCGTGCCGCCCAGCGTTGTGGCTACAGGCGATGTCAGGCTGAAGGTGGTGCCGGTCAGCGTCAGGCCGGTGCCCGCGCTGTAAATCTGCGTCGCGGAAATCTGCACGAAGGTGATGGCCGTCGTGCCGAACGTGATCACGCCCGACGTGTTGCAGGTGTAGGTCTCACCCGCGCCGGTTGTGCCCTGCTGGACAAATACAGTCGAGCCTTCGCTCAGGCCAGCCGCGCTGTTGATGACGTAAGTGTCCGCGTCGCTGGAGCGCGTCAGTATCCAGTTGGTCGAGACTGAACCCACGTTGGTCACGACGTAGATGCCGTTCTGCGTTGGATTGGTCTGCTCGTAAACCAAGACGCGATCAGCAACACTCACCGTCACGCCGTCAATGACCAGTGCAAGCTGCGTGCCGGCGTTGGTCAGCGTGGCGCCGACACCGGCAGTGCCGTTGTTGTACGTCGCGTTCAGGTTCAGCGGTGCCTCAACCCGCACCGGCGCATGAAAGTGAACGCCGCTGGCAATCAACGTATCCACATACTGCTTCGTCGCCACTTGCAGAGCGACGGTCGGATTGCCCGCCACCGTCACCTGCGTCAGCGAGGGCGTCATGCTGTAGCTGGGGTTGCCGCCGGCGTTGACCAGCACGCCCGTGCCAGACGCCAAGAACGTCGTCGCGCCTGCGCCGCTCTGATATGGGACCGAGCCAGCAGCGCCGCCTGCAATGTTGGTGGCGGTCGTCGCCGTCGTCGCGGTCGTCGCCGTGGTGGCAGTCGTGGCAGTGACCGCGTTGGTCGCGTTGCCCACAGTCACCGTCGACGGGTTGACGTAAGCCGGCGTCGTGCCGTTCGACGCCAACAGGAAAGTCGACGCGCCAATCGCCAACCTGTTGAGGCTCGTCGTCGTGTTGGCAAAGAGCAGATCGCCAACGCCATAAGTGGTAATGCCCGTGCCGCCGTTGACCGCGACCAACGTGCCAGCCAGCGTCAGCGTCCCGGCTGACGTAATCGGCCCACCGCTGAACGTCAGGCCGGTCGTGCCGCCGCTGGCGCCGACGCTGGTGACAGTGCCCGCGCCCGAGATCGAGATCCACTCGACATCAGTGCCGCCAGAGTTGAGGGCCAGCGCCTTACCTGCATTGCCGCTGTAGCTGGGCAGCAGGTTAACGCGCGCAGTCGGCACCGTCGTCGCGTTCGTGCCGCCGTTGGCAATCGCCAGCGTGCCGCCGAGCACCCAGTCGATGCCGGAGATGTTGAAGCTCAGGCCAGTCGTGCCGGCCGTAATGGCGCGCCACGTCGGGGCCGCCGTGCCGTCCGAGAACAGCACCTGATTGACGTTGCCCGGATTGGACACGTTGAGGTTCGAGCCGTCACTGTAGAGTATGGCACCGGCAACAGGGGATAGGTTGCTGCCGGTGCCTCCACGAGACATGGGGAGCACGCCAGAGGTCTCAGTGGTATCGGACAAGTCCACCGCCGGGTGGACGTGATCTTCGCGTGCCGCGACGCTGTTCGCGCCCGCGCTGGGCACGCCACCGGACTGCGGCAGCGCAGTCGATAGGATCATCGAGATGGTGCGATCCGCCGCCAGCGTGCCGCCGCCCGTCAGACCCGCGCCCGCCAAGACGCTGCGCGAGGTGGGGACGTATGCGGCGAGGTTGATCGGCGTGATGCTGGCGACGGTGACGCGGCCCTTGATGTCAACAGTCAGGACCGGAATGTTCGTCGCATCGCCGTAGGTGCCCACGGTGACACCGCTGTCAGCAAGCTGGCTAAAGCCAACACCACCAGCAGCGATAGATATAACGCGGTCAGCAGACAGATCGCCGCCGCCAGTGAGGCCGCCTCCGCCAGTGATCGTGCGCGTCGACGGCACCGCGCCGACAGCCGCGATGTTGCTGAACTGAACCTTGTAGGTGACGCCACCGAGAACATAAGGCAAATATCCAGCCGTGCTAAGGCCCGTATACTCGGGCAGACTCGTGATGCGGGTCGGAACCAGATTTGAAGGAACAGTGGTCATTTATGGCTCCAGATAGAAGTCGCTATCCTCAGTGATGAGGAAATAGCTGTCATCTTCAGTGGGGAGACCCAGCGGATCAGTGCCAATCGGCGTATCAGGGCGTGCAAACATCAAAGAAATCTTCTCTGGCTGCCGTGCAGGCAGGCGATACGGGTCGTAGTCGTCCATATCGACCTTGCACACTTTCAGGCCGGGGTAATTCGGGTCGCTGTACAGGTCATCGAGGCTGAACTTGCGGCTGCAGCGGCCGCAAATGCCGATGGCGAGCGTAGTCCTGCCGCGAGTGTCAAGATACACGCTCATCGCGTGTACACCGCGATGTTGGGCGCCATCATCATCGGACTGTTGTCGCGCTCCTCGGCCTGCGCGACGTACAAAGCGCGCTCCGCCTTGGCGTCGAGCAGCGAAATCAAGCCAGCGTCAACTTCCATGATCTCCAGCGCCATTTTTGCCGCCAGCATGGACACAATCGCCTCGTACCAGCGCTGCGGCACCTCGATCTCCTGCGTCATCGTCCCCACGTCCATGATGTAGCGCTGCACCCACAGGACGATTTGCGACGTAATCGCGCCACTGTTTGGCACAGGCCAGAGCCTCATTACGGGATTTGGGATCAAGCGGTCGTACCAAAACTGCAGCGGCCGGTTTGATTGGAAGCTCTTGTTGGGCAGGTTCGTGTAGTCGTCGCGGTTCATGCGCGCCAGCGGGATCTCGGTCGGCGTGTTGCCGGTGTATATCTCGCTGAAGTTTAGAGTGCCGCTGGTGGCCCGCACGCGGAAATACAGTGTGGCGATGCTGCTGTCGAGATCGTACCAAGTCCACTCCCCTGATATGGCCACGGGCGTTTCGGTTTGAATTGTCGTCCAGACGATGTTGTCCACTGAGCGCTCGAGGGCGATAGGCACAGAGGCCGCCGTCCAGCGCACGCCGACCGTCGTGACGAATGTGTCGCCGCTGAAGGCGATGGTGCGTGTCGTGGATGTCGTGGTGTTTGTGCCGGTGACCGACTGGAGCTGGCGCAGGTTGCTGTTGAGGATGTCGACAATCTTGGTGTCGAGTGTGATGTAGCCCTCGCCATCGTACAGCGGCAGGATCTGCTTCTCGATGCACCACAACGGGGCGCCCATGTTGGCAAGATCCGACAGCAGCAGGTAGAGCTGGTCGTTCGCGATATCGACGTATTCGGCCGTAATGCTTTCGGCAGGCATCTTGCAGCGGCGGATGGCGTTTTCTATCACCTTCCGCGTGTTGAAGACTGTCTGTGATACCGTGTTGCTGTAGGCCATCAATCCTGCTCGCTGGTTTCAGCAGCCTACTAACGAGAGCAGGCATCTCTGGCGGGGTGACTATAGCGGATAGGGCGTCCGGCAACAAGCCAGACGCCCCGTGACCTTAGCGCTTGCCCTTCGGCATGGCGGTGCGGCCGCCGTGCTTCATCATTGTTACATTCTTCTCAGGCATTCTTGGCTGCCGCTCCATCATAGGCTGCTTCATCGGCGGCATTGGCCCCGTTGTCGGCGGTTGCTTTGTAAGAAGATCCCGAATGGCAGAGCTGATGCCGCCGATTCCGCCGATTCCCGGCGGATTTTGTGGCTGCATCGGGTCCCTTGGCCTATCAATTATCGCCGGCGGAAAGTTGTCGTAGACCGGCGTCGGCGTCGGCCGAAAAACGTCATTGCCGGGGTAGTACGGCTCCGGCGGCATCGGCGGCGTCGGCGTCGGCCTCCGTGGTTCGTAGATTTTCTGCATCGGCGGCGTCGGCTGCTCCATCATTAGGGGCCGCTCCATCGGCGGCGTCGGCTGCGGCATTACCGGCGGCTTCCGACCAACAACGACCTCCAACTCATCACCTACGCCCGGCGCACTGCCTACGCCCGGCGCACTGCCTACGCCCCTACCAACGCCCGTCGGAAGCTCCGGCGTCAGCGGCATCGGTATACCTCCTACCATATTTACCGGCCGTAGCAGCGACGGCAGTTCCGCGCGAGCGCGCGCCACAGCGTCCGCCGTCTCCTGCTGCTGCTGTGCAGCGTTTCTATGGCGCGTTGCCTCAAAGATTGGGGCTTGGAGCGCATTGGCTTCCGCTATCGTCAACTGCCCAGTATCAATCTTGTTCTTTAACTCACTACCAAAACCTTGGTAAGCAGCGGTGGATTTCCTATCATACGGCGCCGGCTCAGCCGGCGCACTGCCTACGCCCTGCGGCGTCTTCTGAAGGTTTGTAAACCCGCGCATGTATGCATCTTTGACCTGATCGGCCGTTGCACCGCGCTGGCTGTAGGCCGTGTTAACGCTGTTAACGAGGTCCTGCAAACCCTTCATGTCGTACTGACCGCTGCTGCCCATCGCGCCGAACTGATTACGCAAGTTACTCATCGTCTCGTTCAAATCGGGCATCGGCGTCGAAGGCGCCATAGTCTTACGAGGTGCAGCAGGGCCGCCCTCGGCATACTTGCGAACCTTGCCGCCTTCATTAAAGACGCCAAAACGACGGCCCTCGGTTGCCTTCTTCTCACCGAAGCGAGCCTCCATCGCGCGCATCTCGGACGCCGTCATCTTATTGCCGCCGTCGCTTTTCTTCATCGGAGCCTTGGCCTTGGCCATTCCGGCTTGGGCCTTGGCCATTGCCGGCTTGGCGGCCTTGGCCATTGCCGGCTTGGCGGCCTTGGCCGTGCCACCCTTGGCGTAGCCACCAACGTCTCCGCCCGTAAAATATTGGGTGCGGGTGGTGTTCTTGAAACCCTTCATGTCACTTACCTTTCTTCGCACGAAAGCGCGCCGTCTTTTCGGCGATCTTTTTAGGTTGCTTCGCGACTTGCTTGCCTTCAGCACGCGCCTGTCGCTTAGCGCGTGTGGTCGCCGCGTACTCCGCGACCGATAAAGACTTAATGGCTTTGGCGGGCAGGTATCGCTCGCCTGTTGCCTCTGGGCCCTGCGTAGATGGCTTGCCGGACTTGGTGCGCCAGTCCTGCTTGCCCCACGCCTTCAGGCTCTGCTGCGGCTTCTTAATCACGGTAGCCGCCGCCATTGGCCTTGTATTGCTGCGCCAGCATTTGTGCCTTGCGCGCCGACCACTGACCCGGAGCGCCGCCCTTGCCGCCCGCCTTGATCGAGTTGAACAGCCCCTTACGCATCCCCGGCTTGGTGTAGTTGCCCGCCTCGTTGACGCGAGACTGACCGCCCTCGGCGTAGCCCTCGACCATGCCGCCCTGTGCCTTGCAGTCCCACTTACGCAGCGCCAGCGCCTTGCGCGTGGGCCGACCCTTCTCGTCCTTCATCGGACCTTCCATGCCGCCCATGCGGGCGCAGAAGCTCTTGCGGCGGCCAGCGGCCTTGGGCGACTTCGCGGCCTGCTTGGCGCTCACGGGCGGCTTGATGTCCTGCCCCTGCGCCCGCAGAGACGCGCGCCCCTTGGCATTGAGGCCGCCCTCGGGGTTCTTGCCCTCCTTACGCGTCCACACGCCGCCGCCCTTTTTGAAGGACTGGCGATACTGCAAGCCGCCTGACACACCACCGCCGGGTTGAACTCCCACGTTAGCGCTAAACGGCCCGCGCTGGTATTCCGCCTGCGCGCCAGAAAACTGTCCTTGCGGGTCAACGCCCGCACCGACATTAAACTGACCGCCCGCGACCGGCGCGCTGTAATTTGCGCTGCCACCGCCAAAGCCTTGCGGCCCAACTGTTGCGCTGCCACTCAGCGTGCCGGGGCCGATTTGCTGCTGGCCTGAGAAGGCGACACCCTGCGGCGTAATCTGCGGGTTGCCCGGCAATTGCATCTGCTGCTGGTTGGGCGGGGGGCCGAGGTTGGGCATGCGCTGGCCCAACGCCTCGTTGATCTCGTCTCTGGCCCTCTGCAGGCGAAGATCAAACGAGTTCGGCATTAGGCAATCCGCTCGGCGGCGAGGATGACGGACGGGATTGCCGGAGCGATTGCGCCAGCCGCAGTGAAATCAAGCGTGACGGCCACGTTCTCGGGCAGCCACATAATCTCAATGTACTGCGCCGCCGTCACCTGCTCATAGATGACAATCTGGGAGAACACCGCGCCACCATCGGCGGCCTTGGGGATATTTACAACGCTGGCAGAGTTGGCAATGTTGGTGCCGTTCAGGCGGAACCAGAACGTCGCGTCATGATCGTTGGTGTCCGTGTTTTTGAACTGAATGCTCGGCGCAAGCGCGTAGGTGCCCGCCACCGCAAACGTGATGCGCGTCGGGTTGCCGCTGCCGTCGTTGGCAATGCTGATGCCTGCGCTAAAGTCTGTGTTCTCAATCTTCACCGCCGTGGCCACCGACACGCTGCCGGTCTGGTCAGTGTTGCTGTACGCCGAGATGTACGCGCGGCCGGCAAGCGACAGGAACGGCACCGCCGTGGCGCTGTTGCCAATGGCGCTCGCCGTCACCTTCCTCGACGTGGACGCCTGCACGACCTCAAACAGCTCCGTACCGGCCAGTGGCGTGGTCGCTGCGGTGAGATCCGTAATCTTGACGTTGGCCATGCGGTGACCCTCTTAGGTGATGGACTGCTGTGTGATCGTCAGCCGGATCGTACCCGTGCCCGACGCCGTATTCAACCGAACGGCGCGCATCAGCGTTTCCGTGAACGCTGTCTGACTAGTCGTGGCGCCCGTCAGCGCCGCCACCGGGTGAGCCACGGCTAGTGGCGTGATTGCCGAGTTGAACGGATCTTCGTTGGTGTACTGCACGCTGTAGTTGGCGGTGCCGCTCAGAATGTTGACCGAGATGGTTGTAACCTGATTGCGGGCGTAGATGTCCAACGGGATGTAGTTGCCCGTGGACGCTCCGCTTACGGTGATCGTCTGCTCAATGGGACGCATTGGCGTGTCCTTTTATGCTAGAGAGCAGGCCGAGCGCACTTCCATTCGCCCGGCCTGCTCTCAACCGATTACGCGACGGTCGTTCCGTAGTTCGAGACGATCATCCAGCCCTGCGTGGTGAAATACTGAAGCACCACGGCATTACCAACAGCCGTGAACGTCACCGTGGCGAAGCCGGTTGCCGCAACGGGCGTCAAGGTGCCGTCGCCGCCGTCAACGATCATAATGATGGTCAGAAGCTGGCCGTTTGTGCCGGCAGCGAGCGTCAGGGCGTTTACGCCAGTCGTGGTCAGGCGGACAACGTCGGTGGTCAGCGGAACTGCACCGGCACCTGAACGGGCGCCAACAGTACCGATAACGCGGCCGGTCAAGTCACCCGTGACGTTGCCAACGACGTTGCCAGTGACGTTGCCAGTGACGTTGCCAGTGACGTTGCCGGTGATGTTGCCGGTGACGGCGCCAATGAAGCCATTGGTCGAGGTTACCGGACCAGAAAATGTGGTCGAAGCCATAGCTCAATCCTTATGCACAAGTCGCTCGTCAGTCTGTGCAACGTCCGCTAGGCCGGTCTGACGAGCTAGGTTTATCCTAGATCGAGCGCACTGTATCACACGCCACACCAACAAAAAAGCCCCCGGAGTTTTGGCTCCGAGGGCTTCATTGCATCAAAGCCCGAGGATTACACCCCGGGTGTGCCAAACACGCCGCGGGGGTCCGTCCACCCGAACGCATAACGCTCTGTTGCCTTGTAGCGCATGCTGTCGGTTTCGAAGTCGCCTTCCATGGACTTTTCCAGACCACGGCGGGTTGCGAGCTTCAGACCTTCCGGCGCATCAGTCTGCACCCACCATGCGGTGGCCGAGGTGATACGCGACAAGTTTGCCTGACCTTCGGTCAGCAAACCCATTGATTTCACAGGGTTAATATCATTATCTGCAGTGCCGGCACGCAGTACGCTCTTCAGCAGCACTTCGGCTTGGAACACGTTAGACGGACCTGTGACGATCTTCTTCGGCGTCAGGCGGATACGCTTGCCATTGTTGTCAATGGCGTTGCGGATCTGGATCAGCAACTGCTCAAGTGAGGTCTGCGACAGGGCCGCAGAAGTGTTGAGCTGATTGCTGAACGTGGCACCGTTTGCCAGCGGGTGATCCGTGGCAACAAGGGACTTGCCGTCGCCGCCAACAAACGAAGCGTTGAACGCACGGTTCAAGATGTTGGCACCGAGGGTTTCCTTCGTCTCAATCAGCGACTGTGCGAGGTGAC